GTAGATTTACCTACTCCTGTTGGTGCTAATATCACACCAATTTCTCCCTTTGCTAAACCACCCTTTAAGAGTCTATCTATACCTGGAATACCCATAGGTATCGGATGTCTGTAATCTTCATTTAAAACATCGTCTAAATTGGAAAAAACATCAGACATACCATCTTCTCTTTCTCCAACTTGTAACGCTTCTCTTACCAGTTCTTCAAGTTTATCATAACTCTCAAATTCGCCTCCATCAATTACTTTTTGTGCTTTGGTAATTGCTTTTTGTAATTCTTGTTGTTTGCAAAATTTTAGTGCCTTTTCTTGGATAAATTCAGAACCTTCAATAGGAGCTTCTTTAATTTTACCAATAGTATCCAACACTATTTTGGTCGCTAACTCTTGTTGTAATTCTGACTTAGTAATCTGTTCAAGAGTTTCAAAGGTTGGGACGTGTTCGTATTTTGAATAATACTCTTTTATCATCTGAAGGATGATTTTAAAGTATTTGTTTTCAAAATATTGTTGTTCAATAACGTCAATGATGGACCTACCGAAATCTTTATCTATTATGATTTGATTCAATAATTGTATCTGAAATGAAGACCCTAAATAATCAAAATTTTTGTTTGACGCCATAGTTTAAAATTTGTTTGTGAATTATAAATAGGATGGTTTCAAAGAAATACCAGCATATTCATAAGTTAAATTTTTATCTGAAAAAATGTCAGTTAATGATGAAAGCAAACTTTTTATGTGTGGACGGATATCTACGGTGTATCTTATTTTAGGTGGATAAATTTTAGCGTCAATCAATCTATGACAAATTGTCGTATCACCTTGTTTAATAAAAATGTGAAAATGCTCAGGACCATCTGTAAATGATGTATTAAGTAGTTCAGGATTAGTTTCTATCTCATACGCATTTTCAAGCATATAGCTTACCGTTTTCATTTTAAGTTGTTCAGTAAATATATCTTTAAAGTCCGATATAAATTCATAAAGGTCTAAAGAATACTTTGCGTGTGGGTTAAAATCCCTTACATTGAAGAATCTTTGTACGATAATGTTATCGTTTACTCTCATTAAAAATTCCAATTTTGTTGAGTCTTGTTCTCTCATAATTTTTACTTTTTTGTTTTAAATTGTTTTTTTTCTTTTCTTGTTAGTTTCATAAATGGTTTGACGAAATTTACCCACGCGTCGTCGTGTTTTGGTAGAAATTTAAAAAACCCATCTTCCATCATCATTCTGATGAGATTTCTATACCCCCTACCTTCAGGGTCTAATGTTTCTTTGCAATAAAGTTCAACGATTTCTTTTCCTTCTTCTGTGATTAACGGATTAGATAAATCCACGATTTTGTTATTAATCTCAAAAAATTCATTCCCATAAACACCTGTTTTGGTTCTACCTGATAATAGATTTTGTAATACTTTGTTTTCCTTGTCCTCTGATAATAATACCTCGGCTCTGTTTAAAATATCGGTAAAACTTACCTCTCGGTCAAGTAACTCAGGAAATAATTTTAATAAAGTTTTTTCACCTAAAAAATAGATACCATCAATATTGTCTGATGTATCACCATATAATATCTTATAGGTTTTAACATTATAAACAGGGATATCAACTTTATCTAAAATGATATAGTCACCTTTTTTATACGTTAATTTTGTATTTGGGGAATATAACGATACGTTTTCAGAGATTAATTGAGCCAAATCCCTATCGGCTGAAAAAATTGTTATTTTTTCATTAGTTGCGATTTGACAATAATAGGCGATAAGGTCATCGGCTTCATTATTATCAATATCTACTTGACGAACAAACATCTCTTCCAAGTATTGTTTAACTCGCCTTTTCTGTTCATAAAAAGATTCTTCTTTAAAATCGTAACCGGGTTTCCTATTTTCTTTATATTGTGGATAAATAATTTTTCTAGCGGAAGAATTACCTTGACCATCCCAACATACTACGACTTTATCAAAATTTTCTTCTTCAATAAATCGTCGGGTGGTATTTAGAAAATGCCAAATACCCCCAACGTGTCTTCCTTCGTGGAAGAAATCTTTAACTCCGTGAAATCCAATTTTTAATAAATTGTTACCGTCAATTAATAATGTTTTTATCACTTAATTTTTTTTATAGGTCCGACTCGTCAAGTTCCTCAACTACTTCCTCGTCAAGTAAAATTTCACCAGTTCCCGTTAGAACCGCGTTCCAATATTGTGAATACTCTTTTTTATACTTTTCAAGAGCTTCTTTTGTGTCAGGAATATATCCTTGTGGAACTGCAATAATTTTACCATCAGAATAACCCAAACCATTTACGTGGTTTTTTAAAATAGAGATTTTAGTTCTAATTGCATAACGAACAGTTCTTCCATTTTTAGTTGCGGTAATATGGTTAATACCCGCCTTCTTTTGATTACCAAACAAGAAGACAAGTGCCGATGCCAACCAAAGGGCTTCACCACCTTTTGCCTTAATTTCAGGTTGTCCAAAAGGATTGTCAGGTAAATCAACCCAAGGCTGATTAACAACTACCATTGTGTTATAATATGGATAATCTTCTTTCTTAGATTTACTAATTCTTGAGTGTACACCCATACCAATCTTATCCGCCAATGCGGATGCATTGTGCATCTTACCACCCTTACCTTCAAATGTCATTTTACAAGGAATACTACCAACAGAATCCCATAAAAACAATAAGTTATATGGTAAATCACCTTTTTCTTGAGCATCCAATACTTCGTTAATAAAATCTGTGGCTTGCTCAATATAATCAAAACTATCATTAAAAATGAAGTCCCCGTCCCACTCTCCTTCTGAATTTTGAGCGGCGGACAAACCTAATTCAACTGCGTGCGTCCAAGACCATTTTTTTTCAGTGATAATAAAAACAGGTAAATGACCTTTTTTCTGAGCATCAACCGCTGCCAAAATCATTGCGGTAGTTTTTGATGAGTTTGAGTGACCTAAAAACATGTTTATACCACCCATAACAGGTCCTGGTAGTCCGCAAGCTTCTAAGAAAGCTTCACCACAATTATAATAATTTTCAGGTTTGTATTTTGTTTTTGATGAGAATTTAGATTTAATACTATCCAAACCTATTTCTTTCTTTTTAATTGCCATTATTATCAAATTTAATTAAACCCGTCAAAGTTTCTAATTTATCTTTAGCGTTAGCGTATTTTTCAATCATTTTATCCATTTCTTCCAAGTGTTGTGGATGTTCTCCAATTCCCACAGGATTATTGAAATAAATTAAAAGTGTTGCTTCCGCTTCCGCAATTTCTGCCTCATATTTTTTTGTGAGGGCTTTATACATACTCTCAGCTATTTTCATAAAATTAAATGTTAAAAAAGGTACTTGGACATAATGTCTAAGTTATTGTCCAAGTACCGATAAATTATTAGAACGGCATATCATCATCCGGGTCAGAATCTGCCTGTGGGTCAGAATATGTTCTACCACCCATAGATACCTCTCCTTCGTCAGAATTACCATAAACATACTTACCTGATTCAGAATCCCAACGTGGGGTTTCTCCACGAGCAATTGCTTCCAAATACTCTACAGGTTTTTTAGAATAGACATCAGACCATGTCAATTCGTCATTAATCCAACTATCAGCGGTTTCTTTTTCTTCATGTACTGCCGTTGGGTCATCATACATAATAGTTTGAATAACTGTATAAGTTGCTCCTTTTGGAGTTTTAGCTTTAGCCAATTCCAAGATAATATCTCTACCTTTATCAGGGTCAGTAATATCTCCTTTAGCTTTCCAAATTGGAATAATTTTATCAAGAATTCCTTCATTCTTGTAATTGTGTTTAAAACGCCAAAACTTAACTCCGTCTTGTTCATTATCTCTATCAACAACTTTTACGATGTAAAATTTACGTGGCTTGTAATTTGCCGCCAATTTTTTATCAGTTTCTTTTCCAGTCGCCATCAACTCATCATAAACCTCAGTTAGAGGAGAACGTTCATTGTCATTTTTACCTGGGTCGTAGATTTTGTTCCATTTACCATCAATTTGAACTTCGTGGTACCATACTTCTTTAAATGGGGAACTTCCGTCTTTTGTTGGGAGGATTCGTAGTCTTTTTTGACCTTGTTTCTCGTTATCCTTCAGGATAGCCGCGAAATACTTCTTCATTCTTTCATCTTGAGACATTTTTGAGGTGTTAGATGAACCACCTTGACTTGCTTTTTCGTACTGAGCAAGAACAGCGTCTAGTGAATTGTTTGTCGCCATAATATATAAATTTAAAAGTTTAATTAATAATAAGTGTCAGCCGTGGTGTTGTCAAATTAAAAAGGGACCGAAGTCCCTTTTTTATTACTTGACTTCTTTAAAATCTTGTAGGTCGTCTTCGTTTTCATCAGAAAAGTCTCTAAAACTTTTCTTAATTTCATTAGGTGAATATGACTCAACATCATCAGATGTTAAAATATATTCATTTTTTCCTGTTTTTTCCATATCTTCAATCTTGTCTTCAAAAAAAGAAGACAATTTTTGGTTAAATGGACCTGAATCTAAAGTTCTTAGTTCTAATTTTTCTTGATTTGTTTTAGGTCTGTATTTTTCAACTTTAGCCTCTAAATCATTTAATTTACTAACAATAGCGTCCATATTTGATAATTTACTTTCTAAATCATCTAAATGACTAAATAAATTATTAAAATATTCTTCTTGTTTTTCAGATACTTCTCTTTGTGATTTAACCAAATCAGTTATTTCTAATTCTTCTCTATTCCCATCTTTTTCCTCACCAACTTTCTCAACATCAGGGTCAGTTTCAATATCCACAGGTTGTGGGGTTGTTGATTCAGGAGCTGCCGGTGGTACCGGAGCTGCTGCGGCTTCTCCGCCAGGTGCTGGTGGTAATGTGGGGTCCACACCGGGAGGTGGTGGTAGAGCAGCTTCACCTTCAGGTGCCGGTGGTGGAACGTCTTGTTCAGTGATATAACGATTTATATCATTATATCGTTTAAGTTCACTTATAATTTTTTCGTCAATACTCATTTTATTATCCGTTCAAAAGTTGTTTAATACCAGTTGTGGTTTCAACTTGGATTTTTCTATTCTGTTGCATTGTGTTATCAACTCGTTCAATAAGACCATCTTTCATTCTTAGAGTGTAACATTCTCCTGTATCTAAATCGCAAACTTCTTTATATCCGTTACCTGATTCTTTTTCGGTAATTCTAGTACTTTTACCTAAGTATCTATCTAATATTTCTTTTGTATTCATAATACTTTTTATTAATAAATATCTTTTTTTTTAGAAATTACCAATAATAACCTGAGAATTTTGACTTCTATTTTGGTCAAGTGTTATTCCATCGGATAATACCGGATTCAATGTTATTCTAAATTTAACGGAACCTACCGAAGTGTTTTCACAATCTGAATCTGTTTGTATGTCCTCTAAAGGTATTGATACCGATTGTTTATCATTTGAGATTAGGTTTGTAATATTATTAATGTAGTCATTATCGGCACATTCGTTTGGTGAATCTACCTTATATTCTGCAATAATCATATTCCATTTGTTTCCTGTTGTGTCATTAATTGTTATTGTGAATTTTAGTTCACCAATCACTGTCTTAGTAATACTCAATAATTGTGGTGGCACTGGTGGTGATGACTGTATTAATTGTCCTGTTGCGGTTCTATAAATACCAATTGCTTCCGTGATTTTAGATTTTAGTATAGATAAATCACTGGCAGGATATGAATCATAAACTTCTTGTCTATTTGTAGTTGTAGAATTAG